ACATCATCAACAGTTTTTCCATAATATAAAGCTCTATTTTCTTTACCTGTTTTACCTGGTAAAAATCCTTTCCAAAAGTTTATATTTTTTAAAGCAGGTGCGGTTGACCTAATTGCTTTTTGATTTGCATTTAATAAACCTCTCATAGCTGTTTTGACACCTGCACCATACATTAAAGCTAAGTTCATAGGGTCAGCAGCTACACGAAAGACACCATCAATAACACCTGATATAACACTGTATCCTGTACTTCCAGGATTAGTTACTGTTGCAGCAATTATTCTTCCAGGAGATATATTTATTTTTTCTCCACGCCTAGTTGTATATTTAAATCTATCTTCTGCTTGGTCAAAAGCATTTGTAATATCTCTACCATAAACTGCTTTAGCTTTGTTATAAGCTACTTGTTGACTGTTACCTGCACGAATAGCATTTAAATATTCTTGTGTCTCTTTTAGATTTACAGAGTTAGGCATAAATCCAGTACCTAAGTTTATAGGATTACCTTTATTTTTTTCTTGTATATATCTTGTAAGTTCTGTTGGTCCATAAGCATCTCTTGCTTCTCTATATTTATCTCCTGCTTTATCACCAAGAACAGCATTTAATATTCCTTGTGTAACTGCACCGCCACCTTCACCTTTATCACCAATAAAAATTTCAGGTACTCCTGCAAGAGTTGCCAATGCAACTGTTCCAGGAACTGATTTACCTGTAGCTTGTGCTGCTACTACTGCTGATTTAAAACCTCTTGACACTGGTTGAAATAAACTGTCTAAAGCTAACATACCAACTTGAAATGCTCTTTTAACAGGTCCCACTTGTGTAACAGGTTTAAGATTGTAAGTATTTTGTTTTGCTAATAGTTCTTGTGTTTTCAATGCAGTTTGAAATGCATTGCTATCTCCTGCACCAGTTCCTGCCATTGCTTGATATGCATTCATTCTGAATGGCACATTAGGATATGTATAACCTAATTCACTAAAGTTCCTAGCCATCTCTTGGCCTTTAGGTGTTTGTGCAATTCTTTGACCTTGTTTATAAGAATTAACTTTATTTAATGTCTCCGCTGCGATAGCTTCGGATATATGAGAAGCCGAAAAATTAAAAGGCGAGAACCTCATTATACAGTCTCTGTGTCAGCTTTTTGCTCAATTATTGGTTCTACTCTTGGTGCAGCATAAGCATCAGGAGTTAAGTACTCGGCAATTATAGGGTCATTAAATTGTTCCATTAATCCCATCCAATAGCTTTCTACATCTAATTTAGGTTTTGCAGGTACATTTGCACCTGATGTTGCTAACCCTTGTGCTACATCTACACTTTGAAATCTAGTTGGTGCTCCTAATTTTATAGGCCTGCCCATAGTTGCAGCTACATTCTGTTGCACTGCTTCAGCTTCAGGTCCACTTGTCTCTGCACTTAAACCTGGTGTAAGTACTGTATTAATAAATTCACTTTGCCCTGTTGGGTCACCTTTTTTTCTAGGTACATACAAGTCTGCTGTTGCAGGGTCTATTTTTAAATCTTGTGCTTCTTTTGCTATTTTTGCACCTGCTGATTTACGAACCATACTTATCATCCTCTTCATTTAAAAATCCAGTAATACTAGATATAAATTGTAAAAAATCTTGCTTTTGTTGTTCATCTCTCATTGCCAAACTTATTTTTACAAATACTCCAGGCATTGGTCCAGGCATGTGATATTCATATACGATTGGAAAAAAATTTTCTTCTGTATCCATATCGAAGATTTCGGTTTCTCTTGCGTAATTGAAATCCCAATCTTCTTGGTTAATCATGTCAATAAAAGCTGCGTTTGTTTCAGCCATTGGGTCAAATTCGTTAGCCAACTTGTCCACCTCCTCGTTGAGCTGCTACTTGTGCTAAAACTTGTTGTAATCCTGGAGGAGGTCCTTGTGGTCCTTGTGGTCCTTGTGCAATGGCCTCTTCTTCAGGTGTCATTTCATCACCTTCAGGAGTATAGAACTTTTCTAAAATTTTATTAATGTTTTGAGGATTTTTCTTTATTTCAATAGCAGCCATAGTTGCTTTAGGATTACCTTGTGCAGCTTGTGCCATAAGACTTTCAAATAAAACATTCTCTGCTCTTTCAGAATTTATTCTATGTTGTATTTGAGATATGTTATCTAATCCATCCATATTCTCTTGTAGTGTTTGTGTATCGATAATACCTTGTTGCTTTAACTGCAATCCAGTAATAATCTTTTGTGGTTCATCGAACCCTGCCATAACACCATAAATTCTTCTTGTTTTATATTGTTCAGCAATATCAGAACCAGGTACATAAGTCTCTTTGAATGCTGTACCTTTACGATAACCTGCAATAGGTTTACGCATTTTAGGATACATTATTTCATCCCACTCTAATCTCTTAGTATCTATTTGTTCTAATGCATCTTTAAGAATTGTTTGATATTCTCTTACATGCAATGAAGCAGATTGACCTAATTCTTCTAGGCCTCTACCAGTTACAAATGCATTAGGGCTTTGACCATCATCAGATACAGGATACGCAGAACCTAATCTTAGATGTCTTTCTAGTCTATCTATCTGTTGAAACAACTGATAAGGTAGATTGTTTACTGGTTTCACTACTTGACTACCAGGAGTTAAATAGTTTACAGATAATCTTCCTTTCTTATATTGTCCACTTTCTATCTCACCGATGATGTTGGTTTCTGTAAACACAGCATCTTCCATTGCAATGACAGATAGAACATTTATCTTTGCCATATTAGCCATAAGTCCAATCACATGATGGAACTGGCCTTGCATTTGGTCGAATGCAAATCTCTTTGCAACGACAAACCTTGGTCCTGATTTAAGAGGGTTAGGAATAAAATCTAATATAACTTTGTTTTCAGGTAAGAAAATATAAGTACCTTCTTCATCGTAGTATTCTGCTACAACTTTACCTGTACCACTTTGGTTAGCCCAAGTCTTGTCATAACTAGACATATAAGCCATAGTGTTATATTCACTATCTACTTCATCCATAATCACATTTTTATATTTTGGATATGTTTTAGCTAATGTTGTATGTGGAATTCTTTGTACGACAGCTAGTTCTTTAGGTTGTTGGCCTTCACCAAAATGTCCTGGATAACAAAGATAAGGGTCTTTGACTTCTGCATAAGGATAAGGAATACCATTGGCATCCTTTTTTTCTTTTAGTACCCATACAACAAAACCATATCCAGGCAACCATCTACCAACTTGTGGTAATTGTAAATCTACTTTTTGTAATTCATCATAAGCGTGTATTATTCTTTCTAATTTTTCAGCACGCTTTGTAGCTCTCTCGCTATCTTTATCATTGAAAATATCTACTTTTAAGTCAGGAGCTCTACCTAATTTTTGTGCAAATCTCTCCATTGCTGAATGCAATAAGTTAGGTGCAGGTATTTGTTGATAATCCATATCACGCATTGATTTACCTAACAATGCTTTTATACCATCGGCACCACCATTCATAATGGCTCTAATTTTATCTTTTTCGGCTACGACATCTGAATGCTGTTGTCTTAGTTCGTAAACCCTACTGTAAACTTCTTCTGCTGTTTTCATTATCTCCAACTGTCAATATCGATATTACTACCTTCATACCCACCAAAACTTGGTTCATATTCAAGTCCCATTGTAGCAAGTCTTTCCTTCTGTAGCCTACGAATAGTTTTCATAGGAAACCAACTTGCCATAACTAAGTCGGATTTTTGTCCTACACTTCTACTTTTGTTCTGTGCAGAACTAAAATAAACCAACTGACTTTTATATAAGTTTACCTTCTCTTGGGCTTCAAATCCAAGATATGGTAAAGAAATTAATTGGTCAGCAAACAATGGTCTCATCGCAGTAACTCCATAAATTGGGTCATGCTTGTTACTATATGTTTGAGTTCCTTCTAAAAATATACCATGCTTTCCTGCAAAATCTCGTATTGATTGGTCTTGTCTAATTGCTCTTTGAAAACCATTCTCTTCAATAACCCAGTGGGCCAAATTGTATTTAGTAAACCAAGTTTTCATAATTGATAATGCTTGTGGAATACCACCACCTAAAGAGTTTTCCATATCAATCATGTACATCTTGTTAGATGATTGGTCATAACCCCATAAGAATGCTGCTTGGTAGCCAGTTGATGCGGGGTCTAGTCCTGCAATTAGTCTAACTCCTGCAGGAATATGTCCGATATCTCTGCTTTGGTCTCTACATGCTTCTATCTCTACGCTATCAAATAAAGCCATACCATCAGGCATTGCTACATTAAGGTAAACCATTTCATAGATTGCTCTACCACCAGTAGTTTCAGCACCTGATTTTCTATCCATTAACCATTTGTAAGTTCTCTTTCCTGGCCATAACATACATTCAATATGCTTTTCATCATCCCAATCAGGTAAAGTACATCCAGTATCATGTGCTTCTTCTACTATGGTGTGCCAACTTTCGTTGTCTAGTAGGTGTGAATATAAATCATCGTAATGTTGCCTGGAACCAATAACAACCATAGCTGTATGTTCCTCTTTACGAGATGATAAAGTTGTTGTCCACCAACTTCTAGTGTTTTCTCTTGATGAAGGTTGCATAGTAGAGGAGTGGTCCTCTAAGTCATCTGCAATAATAATATCGCAATCTCGGGAAAGAATTTTTCCACCCCTACCAATACCAACCATGGTAGGAGACTTAATACCAGTAACAGTCCTGGTACCAACAGTAAAGCCATTCTGCGACCACGCTTTTCCTGCTCTGCTAGTTGGTTTAAAACTTTTTCCAGGTGGGCATAATTCTTCGATGAGTTTTTCATTGTTCTCTAACTGGTCTATTACTGAAGAAACTGCATTCTTTGAAATCTCTTCATTACCACCTACCCACAATATTCTAACATTAGGGTTCTTAATTATGAGCCATACAGCAAAATGAATTAGTAGGTCTGTCTTGCCATGTCGAGGTGGAGATAGTATCATCTGTTGATTTCCATGTTCAATAGCTTCTAAGATAGATTTAATCCAACGAATATGAAATTCAGGTGTCTCGTAAGGTTTACCTTGTTCTGTCTCAAAATATCTATCTCTAAAAATCTTAAAGTCAGCTAATGACTTCTCTGCTTTAGCAGGAAGTGTCCAATTCTCTGCTCTCTCTTTTGTCTCCATATCTTCTATCCAAGCGGCATAGGCATAAGACAAAGCAGCTTTTGAACATCCTAATAAATCTGCTGCATCTTGTTTTTTCAAATCACCTTTTAAAATTAATGGTCCTAAATCTTTAGCAACAAGTTTTTCATACACTTCACCTCTACGCTTTTGTACATTAGGTTCGGCAACAGGTTTACCATCATGTTCAGGTTCGTACACTGCACCTTTTTGTTGTGCTGCATATTTTTTATTGTGATAGGATTTAGAACATTTTGGTGAACAGAATTTACGAGCAGGAGGTTTTAAAACATTATGACAGGATTGTGCGTAACAAAGTTTAACTTTAGTCATTATATTTTTTTCCAACAAGCATTACACACACTATGGTCATCATCGTGTTCTGTTATTTCTTTAGAACAAAACATACAGTTACCTGAAAAAGGTTTTGCTACTACATTACCTTTAGTAATTTGTTTATCCCAGTATTTGTCTAATCCTTCACTTAATTGGCTCATTTTTTATATCCTCCACACTGCTTGTTTAAACAAGTCGTTTTACCCCTTTCAATATCGTATATTAAAGGAATACCACATTTAGGGCATTTTACTTTTATCAAAATATCTTTATTGTTTTGTGGCCCAGGAGTTATCTACCCAATTAGGATATGGTCTACCTGCTGCACTTGCTCTTCTTTTAGCTTTCGCTTTTTGTTGAGGTGTTAGCTTTGTAGAATTTTTCTTAGGATTTTTTTTGTCCCAAGGAGGCTTTGCATTTCTGCCACCCATTGTATCTCCTTACCACATTTTGCAAGACCAATATCTAGGAGTAGTTTTATCACTAGCTGTATCGCATTTGTGTCTAGCCCTAAATGAAGCCCTTGCTTTTGGATTATCTTTTCTAATTTCCATGTTAGGGTCGCCAAACATTACCTTTTTAACTTTGTCGCCATCCTTAACATAGACCTTAAATTTTTTACGACCATGACCAGGTTCACCTTTTTGTATTCTTGAAGGTTTATTTAAAGTTACAGATTTACCTTGATATGTAGCCATTATATTTTATCTTTCTTGATTAAATTCCATGCTAATGCATTAATACCAATAAAACATACCAATACTAAAAAAGCATCCATTAGTATCCTTTTTTCTTAGAACCTTTTTTCTTTTTTTTCTTAGGCATACCTTTTGGGTATCCAATTCCTTTTGGCATTATATTTTTTTCCTTCCTGCCTTACGCATTGCTATTGCAACTGCTTGTTTGTATGGATAACCTTCTGACCGCAACTTCCTAATGTTAGCTGCAACTATGTCATCTGATTTACCACTTGCTAAAGGCATGTCATAATAATAACACAAAACTCCACCGAAGTGGAGTTCTGTCGTACAGTGTGTCCAATACTGTTCGTGAGTTTGCGGGCAGTTGTTTCCTTAGTTAGAGGTCCTCGCACCCACTCACTCTATGAAAGAAAATGAATTAACTTAAACCAACCAACACACAAATTGTCTTATGATTTTCAGCTCTTTCTTTTTCTAATTGCGTACCCCTACGCAATTACCTGGAACTTTTCCAGGTATATATATATTATTATTAATTAGATTTTAGGTGGCGTAAAAAATTTTTTTTTTGACTTAGTGGAGGCGAGTGAAAAACCTCCACCAAATCTCATCAAACGAAAGGAAATCGATATGATTATACAATAAGTATAATAAGTTATTCTTCTTCTGCAAACTCCTGGCATCCAGGGCAAACTCCATTTACTAATTCATCTTCCCAGTAAGGGTGCCAACAAACATCGCAGTCAGTTGTGTAAATATCCATTATAGAAACTATAACATAAAGTAAAGACCTCGGTTGCCCGAGGCCTGTTACTTAACATACACAATAGAAAGGAGGACCTAATGAATAAACTTTGAAGGTTTATATAGTTCCAATCTACTTGAATTATAACACATAGTAGATTTAATGGGGTAGATTTTTAAGTAAGGAGGCTTTACAAAAAAAAACTACCCTAAATAAGTTTACTATATTTATTTTATGGTATAGTTGAATATTACAAACACTATAGATTGCAGGCATTTAGAACAATCTATACGATAAGAACCAAAT